CATGTTCATTCCTGAATGGGGAGAGGATAGTGTGAGGATCAAGCGGGATGGGAAAGAGATGTAACGTTAACAAAGGGGGGGGGGGGACAAAGTGCAATCATAAGGGGTTGATTTACAAAAAGTTATGAAAAAAGTGCATTTTTATGCATTTTTTTGTTTACAAACCGCTGTTTTTGTGGTATAATATATTCAGAAAGGTAAGGAAACCAACTATATTATGAAAGAACTAACACCACAGACAAAATGGACTAAGTATTCCTTTGATGAAATTAAGGAATTAGCTGAAGATGATGATATCATCATCCGTAATGAAGATGAACTATTGAACTATCTTAAAGAGCGAAGAGACAATTTTGTTGAGTGTCTTGGAGATAATCAATATGATGTGCTATTCGCATAAAGGAAACACTGATATAATATAAGTATGAAAGAAAATAGATTAGAAGGCGACACTCACGAAGCAGTCGGATTCAGCGACTTGTTAGCTTTGTTGCATATCCAGCCTAGGAAGGGAGGTCACATAGTTATCGAGGGGCATCCAGACGACGAAGAAGAATACCTACACATGTCCGAGGTTAAGAAGATAATTAAACATCTTTCGAGCCGTGATGTTACCGAAACAGATTTCGGGAACATGCCACACCCGCCACGCCATTAAACAACATTATGAAAGACACGAAAACAGACAACATGGAAAATAAACAGCCAAGCGGCAAGCTGTCGGATTCAGCGGCTTATTCCTTAAATTATGACTCCGCAGAGGATGTGTGCAAATCTAACCCTGATGACTGCTACGCCTGTGACGAGGGCGACATATGCCCTAACTGTGGGTGCGACCTGTGGGATGTGTTCTACTTATTCGGAATTTACAGATGCGACGAGTGCATCAACCTTCTGGATTATTAGCGAACGACTAATAACATATAATAAGATGATAAAGATGAAAGCACTAATTAAGACCCAGTACAAAGAATGGTACGGTTGCGAAGACAACGTAGGCGATGAAGACTATGGCCGGTATAAGAACAAAGGCGGCCACAACTTCGTTATCGATATCGATAGCCACACTCTTCTTTATAATGAAGAGGCTGTTATTGAAGCCTTCCACAAGAAGTACAATAGAATCGGCGATTGGACGAGGTGTGAAGTGCTGGAGATTGAGGCCTGTTATTACGAGCCAGAACAAATTACTTTGGAACTCTAAATTATGTACGATATTAAAGATACTCTTATGTTTCTTCTCCGCTTTATTATTGCAGGAGGAGTTCTTCTTACTCTAGCAGTCATTAGTTCAGAAGGATTTGCTGACGCGTTGGTTAGAATGTTGCCATTTTAAGGAACACCTATATAGTAATGAATACAGTAATGTGCGGATGCGGTAATCCGGTAGAATCAGCGAGGGTTGAACTTAATCTTAAAAGGTGCAAAAAGTGTGCCTTTAGTAATGATGTAGAAAGACCGAAAGGTGTAATGATTTATAGCGGAAAGGTAGGAGGAGAGATTGAGATTCATTCTGCCGAGGCTTGGAAAGAAAAGAAAAGGTATTATGTGCCATCTGGATCTAGGAGCTGTGTTAAGAATTTTAGCCGTAATATATGTAGTTAGTATGCATTTTATGGTGTACAAACCGCTGTTTTTGTGGTATAATATATTTGGAAAGGTAAGGAAACCAACTATATTATGAAAGAAAATACGAAAACCCCCGCCGCTAAAATGTGCATTGCGCAATATGATATTGATCGGCTACAGAAAATGCTAGATGACGAACTAGTTAGACGCTCGAAAGCTCTTAATGAGCCTCTAGAGTCTACTCTCGTAAGCCAAGGTTCTAGTTGCACGGTATTTGTGCCAATGGAGATGTGGAAAACCGAGCGCGGTACTACCCTCGTGTCACCGGTGGAGTAGATCTAACCCGACGAAAATTTAAACAAAAAAAATTATGCAAGAGTACGTAGTAAAAGTAAAAGACAACGGTAATATAGAATGGCGTCAAAATGGTAATCTTCATCGGTTAGATGGTCCTGCTATTGAATACGCTAATGGATATAAGGCTTGGTATCAAAATGGTAAGCTTCATCGGTTAGATGGTCCTGCATGCGAATATGCTGATGGATTTAAGGTTTGGTATCAAAATGGAGAGCTTCATCGGTTAGACGGACCTGCTATTGAACGTTCTAATGGCGATAAGGAATGGTTTATTGAAGGTAAAGAACTTACTGAAGAAGAATTTAACAATAGAAATAACAAAGTCGAAGTAACTCTTGAGGACATTGCTAAAGCTATGAACATCGACATTGATAAGCTTCGCATTAAGGAACACTGATATAATAAGATTATGAAAGATAAACGCAAACGTTTTATGGTGGTCGATAACTTAAATGGTAATGTCCTTGCATCCTGTTTAGCTATCGATGAGAAAGAAGCTAGAATTAAGCTTAATTACTTTATCACCACACACCCGAGTTACGATTTAGTTTCTGAAAATATATAACGCCTATGAAAATACTTAAATTCAAAATTGAAGGAGAGATTTATGATCAAGAACTGCCTGATGACATCGCTGAAATGCATATGAAGGATGGTACCTTAAATGATCTTATAATGCAAAATCCTGACCGATTAAAGGGATATATTGAATCTGTTGATCTTTCGCTGAAAAACTCTCCTAACAAAATTGCTGATAATATTATTCATGTCGGTGTTGGTGAAAATGGTAAATTGCAAATAAAATGAAAATGACAATTATTACAATTATAAGTATCCTCGCGTTAAACACTGGGTGCAACGAAAGAAATGGTGAAAATTTTATTGGAAATAAAAAACCTCAAACAGTACCGATAGGTGTGTACATTAATCACCAAAAACAGTGGGGAGATCTTATTACTCATGGTTTTTTAGACGATGTCAAAGAGGCTGAAAACGGTGTTAAAGCCGGATTGTGCAAAAGGACTAATAGGTGGTACTCGTATAATTCACCAGAAGGAGGTACGCAAACTATTGGTTATGGCCACAAATTGACGCGGGAAGAAGCTAATTCTGGTAAATTTAGAAAAGGATTATCAAAAAACCAAGCTGAACAACTTCTATTATCAGATCTCAATTTAGCTATAAGCAGACTAAAAATGCCAAACTCAAGATGGAATAGGCTATCTTGGAAGCAGAAATGGCTTTTATTGGATTATCAATTTAATGTTGGAAGTGTTGAGCACAAGTTTCCTAAGTTCACCTATGGAGTGCTGACGGAAAATAAATCGATACTGCTAAAAGAATATCTTCGTACATACAAAAAGAAAAATGGTAAACGTTATTACTTAGGTGATCGTAACAACCGCACATTAAATTTCATAAAAGATAATTTTTAGTATGTACAATTTAGCAAATCTATAGTATAATAATACCATGAAAGTCAAAAAGAGAAAATACCTTCGTTCTGGAAGGCTTGCAGCTCCAGATTTTAAATTTACTGGAGAAGAACCAGAATGGAAAAACAGTAAAAATTTGGATACAACCTTTAACAAGGCGCTCAACTTCTACAACTATTATCTAGATCGGGATGACTATATTCATATCATTTGTGAATATATGAAATCTCGAGGTTATAACAAGGATGAAATTAAATTGATTGAAAGTGTGCCTAAGTCTAATAGTGATGTTGCTACAACAGGTAAAATTTGTAGATGCTTTAACGTTGGAATGCCTGCTGAATTTAGAGATTATTCAACTTATGTGAAAAATAATATTTCTTCTATTATGTCTGATGCAAAGGAACATTTGTATCAAAAGAAATACGATACTACACAAAAGGTTAAGCCCAATGTTCATAGAATCATGCGAGAAAAAGTTCGTAAAGGAGTTTTATTTGAAATTGAATCGGTCTTTGACGAATGGTGTGCCAATCCAAAAGTAAAGATTAAAAAGATATCCGTTTCGTCAATTCTTCGAGCTGAAAACGTACCAGTCTCTTTTATTGGCCCCGTTGCAGATCTGATTAAAGCACAAAAGGAAGAGTTTGATTTAGCGTATAACAAAGAATGCGATCAGTGCGTTGAAGGATATTCATACCTCACAAAGGTTCAGCTTAGAAAAAGAATTGAGGTGTGTGATGATATGCTGAACGAGCTTGTTCTTTACAAATCTGCTAAAAAGGCCACTCGTAAACCTAGAATTAAAAAACCTAAATCCGCAGAAAAACAGGTTTCGAGAATAAAGTACCTACCCGAATCTAAAGAATATTCAGTGTGCTCATGTGATCCTGTTAGGGTTATTGGGTCTGAAATGTTGATCATATTCAATACTAAATATAGAAGAATGACAATGTTCAAATCACAAGGAAGGAATGGACTAACCGTTAAGGGTACAACAATTCAAGATTTTGACGAAAAAGCTTCCTATTCTTTAACACTAAGAAAGCCACAGATTAGCAAACTGCTTCCTATTCTAGTAAGTAAAACAGAAAAACAAATTGAAAAGGAAATAGGCCTTATTAAAACCAAGCGCAAGCCAGCAAAAGGCAGGTGCAATAAAGACACCATACTATTAAGAACAATATGAGTAAAGATAAAAAAATTGTAATTACACCCGCGATAACGAAAGAGCAGTTAAGACTCGAAGTTGAAAGACTTGTTCATCATGACGGTATGAGCTATACAGAATCTATTATTGAAATTTGTGAAAAAAGACAAATCGATCCAGAAGATATTGCTAAGCTTATAAAGCGTGGTCCTCTTAAAAACAAATTAGAGGTTGAAGCGATGGATAGAAACATCATAAAAAGAACAACAACCAAACTATATTAATGTCTAAAAAACTACAATCTTGGTGGAAAAACATAAACGTGTCAGCATATATGTTCGCGTTCATATGGGCAGCAGGTCCTCTTATCTTTTGGCTTCTTGTCTTTCACATTTTTTCAAAAATAATATAAAGACGATAAGAATTCATATATGAGCGGCTATCGAACATACCAAATCTACCAATCTCTTAAATTGCACTTTACGACTGATTACAATGCAGTAAAGTATAATTTCAAAACGGGCACAAAACAAGCAACGTTTGAAAAAAGAAGAGATAGGTACTTCTTTGAAAAGCTTTCTCGGAAGTTTAATGCTGAAACCTTAATCGATTATTTTACTGCAAATCTTATTGAAAATCCAAATGTCTGGATCGGTGATGTAAACGATAAAGTCTATAACGATTATGTTGCACGGCAAGATAAATTAACCTATATGATGAATCAGGATATGAAAACAATGTCCAATAAAGGATATTCTTTTAATGAGCTATGTACAACCTCTGATGACCTATCTTCTAATCCGCTTTTAGAAGCATTAAGAGGTGGCGAGATTAGCACTGAATCTGTCGTTATGGTTGATATACTCGTAAACTTTCTATCGTCTCTAAAGAAGAATCTAAGCGATCCTCTAGGTATAAATACCGATACTATTAACTTATTACAAAAATATAAGCTAATAATGTTGCGTCGACCACTGCCACAAAATAAAATAAAGGAAAAGCTGCTCTTATCTTTTACCACTTAAACTTTGGTAAATAAACGCAATTTAAGTATGTACAAAGAGTAAAATCTATGGTATAATACTTAAGAAACAACAAACAACACACACTGTAATACACTGCAATACGAACAAATAAAAAAATTATGTCATTCGAACAACTAAAACAAAATCGGGATAACGCTATTAGTAAATTGGTAGCCGCATCAACATCAAATAATGAAAAGAAATCATACGGCGACGACCGTGTTTGGAAACCTACTGTCGACAAGGCTGGTAACGGTTATGCCGTAATCCGCTTTTTACCAGCAGGTGGAGGTGAAGATCTTCCATGGGTACGTTATTGGGATCATGGCTTTAAGGGTTCAACTGGCCGCTGGTATATCGAGCGTTCTTTGACTTCTATTGGTCAAAATGATCCTGTTTCTGAACTTAACTCACAACTATGGAATACTGGTCGTGATGAAGATAAGGAAACCGCACGTCAACGTAAGCGTAGACTACACCACGTTTCAAACATCCTTGTTATTTCAGATTCTGCTAATCCAGAAAATGAAGGTAAAGTGTTTCTTTATGAATATGGTAAAAAACTCATGGATAAGATCATGGATGTTATGCAGCCACAGTTTGCTGATGAAACACCAATCAACCCATTTGATTTTTGGAATGGAGCAAACTTTAAACTTAAAATTCGCAATGTTGAAGGATATCGCAATTACGATAAGTCAGAGTTTGATGCATCTACAAAACTATACGATGGTGATGAAACTCGACTAGAGGAAATCTATAATAACCTATACAAATTGGATGAATTTACCGATCCAGAATACTATAAGTCTTATGCTGAACTTCAGAAGAAACTTTTCGAAGTTATCGGCGAAGCTGATGTAGCAAATAGTTTTTCTCCCGCTCAAACAGTGGAG